TTTTTTCTTTTTCGGTTTTTCTTCGGGCGGAAATAACTCGCCAGAGTTATTATTATTCTTAGTCTTATTCTTAGTCTTTATAATAGGGTTACCAGTTTGGTTACCGTTTTGGTTACTACTTTGGTTACCAGTTTGGTTTACAATTTGGTTACCTGAGGTAACTAAAAGAATATAAGAAGCAGCCTTTTCTCTTCTGTTCCCTTCAATGAAATCAATCAGCCCTTTTTGCTTCAATCGGTTGCGCAAATCAATTACAGTCTTATTGCTGTAACCTAATTCGGCTTGGATTAGACGTGTTGGTAATTCGAATGGGCAAAGCCAATTCCGGATGTTGCATTCCTTCAACAAAAAGAAATAGAAGTCTGCCTCATGCGCTGTCATCGGTTTATACCGTCGAATTTGCCAAAACTGATTAATGTAGTCAATGTAGGTCATAGTAGATAAGAATTAACCTCGTAAATAAACTCTTGTAAAGAACGGCATACCACATACTTGTTCCGGTACTTCTCGGCTTCTCTCTGCCATTCTTTCTGCCCGTCACTCTGTACCCCTTTCGGTGTCTTCATTTCAATACAGAGAGAAGCATATCCCTTTTTGGGGATAAGTAGTATCAGGTCGGCAACTCCCCTTACTACTCCCTCGTATTTCATCCTCGCTCCTGTCTTTGCATCCCTGCGGCCACCGTTCGGAACTGCAAAGAGAAGCAAAGCCAGATTCGGGTACTGAAGCCTGAACCATGTCAGGCAATCATGCTGAATCTGGCTTTCTGATAGCGGTGTAGTCTGCTTTCTCATTATTACAGTTTAAGCAACCTTCTTGTAGTTTCTTCATCTATAAAGTTTGTCCATCCGGCTTCATGTAACCTGATAGCGGCTTCTCTGAGAGTAATATTTCCACCCTCCACCTTTTCTTTCAATGATTGCAGTATAGTTTTCATAACTTCTGACTGAATAAGTTCATGGCCATATCCACCACGCTTTCCTTCACCACATCATCCGTTCCGGTCACACCGTTGGCAATGTTCTTTTTGGTCTGGATAACGTCATACATATAGCGGTCAATTGTATCTTTCCCTAAATAGTAGTAACAGTTCACGTTATTCTTCTGGCCGTTACGGTGCGCCCTGTCCTCTGCCTGCTCGCAGTCTGAGAACGTCCAGGGAAACTCGATAAACGCCACACGGCTGGAAGCGGTAAGCGTCAATCCCGTACCTCCCGACTTGTAGTTAAGGATTATCAGCCTGCATTTCGGGTCATTCTGAAAACGGTCTACAGCATTCTGTTTCTGAACTGCATTATCATCACCCGTCACGGTCACCGCATCGGGGAAATGGTTTTTCAGCTCCATCACAACCTCCTTGAGGTAGGCAAAGACTATCAGTTTTTCTCCACCGTCTATCACGTCATGGATAAACTCGGAGAACACCTTAATCTTGCCCCTTGCGGATATGGATTTCAGGATGCCCATCTTCACCATTACCTCACCTCTCAGAGCCTTCTGTATCTTTTCATCATCCGCATTCTTGTATGTACGCAGATACTGAATCAAATCTGCTTCCGCCTTGTCGTACTCCTTACGGTTGGTGATATCCACTTCGATATACTGCCGTGACTTGTCCGGAAGCTGCGTGAGTACCTTGGCCTTCTCCCTTCTGAAAAAGCAGGTGGTAGACAGTCTCCAGTTCAACTCCTTCACATTGGAACTCTGCTTAGGCCCGGCACAAAACTTTTCACAGAAGTTTTTATATCCTCCGAAGTCCTCCAGACGTCCCATTATCTTCAACTGCTGGATAAGGTCGGTATTGTTGTTCACAACCGGAGTTCCCGTAAGCTCCAGCACGTACTCCTTACCCTTGCATATTCCTTCCAGGAACTTGCTCTGCTGTGTCTTGCTGGACTTGCACTTGTGGCTCTCGTCTATCACTACCGACTTGAAAAGTGAGATACGCGGGTCGAACGTGATGGAACGCATGGTAAAACGTGCATCATCCTTTATTCCCTGCACGAAGAACTTTTTCAGGCTCTCGTAGTTGGTTATAAAGATGTCGCACAAGGTCGTACCGTCCGCCTTCTTCTGTTCGTAGAAGCGTTGCCAGCTTGACTTGTTCTTGTCATCAAGGATGATCGCCTGCTTTCCGGCAAACTTCTTGAATTCACGCTGCCAGTTTATCTTCAAGGCGGCCGGACAAACAACAAGGCACGGATACGCCTTTGCTATCGTAACCGTGCCTATTGCCTGCAACGTCTTTCCCACTCCCGGCTGGTCCCCGAAGATACACCGCTTATGCTGCAAGGCATAGGCGATACCTTCCTTCTGGTATTCGTAAGGCTCCAGAAGAAGCCCGTGGGGAACGGTCAGCTTCGGCAAATCAGGAATGGTGTAGTCCGTTACAGCCCTGGAAGATACCGAACGCTGTACGCGGCTGCATATCCTTGCAGATACTGCCCACTCTCCCATCTTATCCACATACCATTTATCTTCAAGCGAAACCTTCCATGCACGTTCATCAGGTATGTAGGCTGCTTTCGGATTCCTGGCCACACTCGGGATACGGTGTACCAAGTCTTTCAGTGTGGGATGATAGGGAAATGCTATCTTATAGCAATTCGGGGTTTGCGTTACACAAAATGGGTACAACATAGTATTATGATGCTAACTGTGTGGTCTTGTGACGACCGGAACTTCTGGGCTTGATTTTCTTCCCGTTCACCTCTATCGTCACTTTCGAGTTATCAATTATCTTCTGAAAGGCTTCAATATCCGGACTGGACGGAGCTGCCGTCTGTGCTTCCGGTATCACATCAGCCTGAACATCTGCAGCAGCCTGCTCTTCGAACGGAAGTTCCTGCTGTACCACCTTCCATTTTTTGTTGAAGATATACTCGTTCACTTCATAGCTGCATGATTCTATGGCCTGCTCCAGCTCAAACTGAAATGCATAGTCCTCATTTTCGTCTGTAAACTTGGTGAACGGTGCATTCAGGTTCAGCACCTTGTTGCTTTTCAGGAACCGCTTTCCGGTCAGTGTAACTCCCCTGCTGTCACCGTCACCTCCCACCGTATATCCGGTCACCTCAAGGATGCTGTCAATATTCTCCGGCATATCTTCCAGGAACTCCTTACCGTCCGCTTCCTTCTGTTCACAGAGGAAAGCCATGTGGGGAACCAGAGCCTTGAAAGCGTTTATCAGGTCATTGGTCACGAGGTTCTTTCCCTCTACCGTCACCGTACCCGTTTCATCCATATAGGTTGCAACGAGGGTATTATCCTTCGTCACTTTTGCTTTTGTTATATCCATGTCATCTCCTGTATTTATATTCGTTAATAAACTCCTGATAGTACAAGTCATCCGGAAGAGGAAGCGATATTCCCAGCTCAGCCGCCGCATCCGCCTTCACTTTATTAAGAAAGTCCGTCATCTGCAAAGTGTTCAGACGTGACGTGCTTCCGGCAACAACCGTCTCCTTTCCGTTTATTACAGCCGTCCGACGAAGGAAAAGGCTGCAGTAGTAGTCATGTACGTCCTGCTTGTCCGTTCCGGTCTCCTGCTCGATGCACGTAAACCAAAGCCACATCAAGGCATTCTGACTGATAGTCCGTGGCTCCGTATAGCGCTCGATGACGACCTTGTAACGTCCGTTCCGAAGCTGGCTGCACATGAAGTCGAAAGGCTTGTCAATCCTCACCACTCCCTTTTCCTTCACCAGAATAGCTGTCTGACTCATTCTATATTCTGATTTAAAAGTTTCTTTAAGCGAACTGCATCAGTAAATGACAAACTAATACACTTACGATTAACTCCATCATTTTCCGTTATATCAAGCTGACCATTATTCATATTTAGGTCAAAAACCAGTTCTCTGTCTTTTCTCTTTGACTTTATTGATTTTGTATAGATTTCGGCATCATTATTATTCATTGTCCAAAAATTTTTTTATCAGTAATTAATTCTTTGTTAGCTTCCAGAAACTCAATAAAACGCTCTACATGGGCTGTGAGCAACTTTACGCTCTGCTTATGATTGTAGGTATAGTATTCCGGATAACGTGTCCCAGAAATGAGCGGAGTGCGGCTGGTACCGCCTTTCAATGCAAAGGCCGTATACTCAAATGCGCTTACGCTTTCCATCTCTCCTGAAGCTATCAGGCAGTAAGGATACACATGCCGCTGCCAGCCGTGCTCATACTTTCCGAAGCTGTACGAGCTTGTCGTCTTGATGTCATATACCACATCACGCTTGAGCTCGTCGATGAATCCGTAAAGCTCCACATCACCGTATCGTGTGGGCAGGATTGCAGAGACATACAACTGGCTTACCGCCCCATCGAAATACTTGGCCTGCTCAATAACCCAGGCGCGGTCAAAGAGGAAGTTCCGCATGGGTGCCAGCTCCGTAGCCGGGAAAGTCACCTGAACGGTATTCGTTTCCCTGTCTCCGATAATGGAATACGGAGCACGCTCACTGGGAACGTGCGGCTCATTATGGATTGCCATGTCCACAAGCGCATTGAAGGCCGTACCCTTGTCGGCTGCTTCGCTGACAAATGGTACACGGTTGATAGCGTCAATCAGGGACTGTTTCAGTTCCGCTTCAACTTCTTCCGGAGAGCGTTTGTACTCTCCGGTTTCATTGTCTATGTTGAAGAAGCTATCCACCTCTTCATCCGCCCTCAGATAAGCTTCAAACTTATCCAGAAGTGACGGATACATTCTGTACTTAGGCTGCTGCATATTCCTTCTTGATTTTGTCAAACTTCAAACCCAGTTCCTTGCATCGTTTGTTAAGAAGCTGTCCAGCCTGCAGCTTGCTGTCAAAAATGTGCTGCATACCTGCAAGTGATTTTGCCACGCTGTTGGCCGACTCCACGTCATTCACAAGTTCCACCTGCGCCTTGATTACTTCCATCAGGTCTTCATATTCGGAAGAAAGCTCTGTCTGTTTCTCCTGATATTTCGAATAGGTATTGATGATATTCGTCATGAAATTGTTCTCTCCGGTCACATCACCCTTGTCATTGATAATGATTGGAATCTCCATGCGTTCAGGAAGATTGCAGGTGTTCTTTCCGTAAAACTTCTCGCAAGGATTGAAGGAAATGGTACGATTTTTTCCGATAGCTTCCATGTAACCGACCAAATCCAGCTCCTTAATCAGGTCACCGGCAGATGAACCACCGATTTCCGGACGTATCTGCTTTTCCTCACCGTTCTTTTCCTCACGTTCATGCGCAACGAATATCACCGATTTGCCCATAAGGGATACCTGATTTACAAAGTTGATGAACATGTTCTTTCGTACTCCGTAGCCCTGCAGGGAAAGAGTGCCATCCGCCTTGCGCATCTTCGGATTGTTCTGCATGATATACTTGTCCATGAAGGAAAGCATCTTTCCGGCGGTATCAATTACGAACGTAGCATAGTCGGCAATCTCAGGCGACTGCATCACTTCATCCACTTCTTCCCATTTCGTTATCTGTACCGTATCCACACGGTGGGCAGCATTCACACGGTGTACGCCACCGTCAAAGTCCAGAAGAAGCGGATGCGGTGCCGACAAGGCCAGCGTGGTCTTTCCCATACCTGGCTGCCCGTAAATAAGTGCTGACAAGGTTTTCTTTACCTGCAATTCATTTGGTTTCTTAATAAGTCCCATAATCAAAAAATTTAAGTGGTTAATAAACTGATATATCTTTTGTCCTGAAAGGCGGCCAGACCTCTCCGGACGTGCTTTCATCCCATTGCAGCTCTGAGCTGACTTGAAGGGCCATACTTCAAATCGTCCAACTGCTTTATGGAAAATATTTTCGGGGAATTCTGATACACTCCCTTCCGTATCCATTTTGCAGCACCAATGGCTATCTGATGGTCCAACCATCCTTCACCGTACCTGCGGCACGCTTTGGAATAGGTTATCTCGTCAGAAGTCGGGTTGCTGCGTCTGATGTATTCCTCCACCGCTTCCTTTGCGGTCTCACGGATAATCGTCTTCAACTGCCATGCGTCAATCTCCATCTGCTCTCCTCCTTACTACTCTGGTTACTCTTGCTCTTGTCTGCATCCGGCATCTTCTCATGTCCACATGGTAGTCCGTTACCGCCATGAGGATAAAAAGGAATGAGAAGAACATTTCCAGCCCATGTTTACGAATCTCCTTCAGGTCGAAGTTGATTTTCAGCTTTTCGCAGAACATATACAGAACCAGCTCCGTATCCTTGCTGATACCCAGCTTCCGGTATATGTCGCGCTTCTGTGCCTTGATTGTCCATGTAGAGCGGCCAAGACTGTCGGCCACCTCCTTATCCGCAAGCCCCTTGCAATACTGCTCTGCAACCAGATGCTCACGTTTAGATAAATCATTCATGACACACGTTTTACCTTGAATTCTCCATGCTTCCGGTCTATCTCTCCTACCCGCTTCCAGTCTGCCCCTTCCACGCACATTTCCAACCGAAGTCTGGAAATGGTTGTATTCACTGACGAAATAGAAGAAATGGGGAATATCACAGTCTCACCGACCTTCATTCCTCGCAAGGTCGATGCCCAGTTTTCTGTTACTTTTACCATATCGCTTACTTTTTAATGTTTGTGGAGCAATCGGGATTCGACCCCGAACATCTATGACTTCAATTAGTCATAGCAACGCCCGCCATGTTTCCTTGCTCCTTAAAAGAAATGCCGAACTTCACAGCCCGGCATCTACCTATTTTCTATAACCCATAAAAACTAATCGACTAAGACAACTAACGATTTGACCAAGTTCTTGAAGTTGTCAAACTTCTTTTCTATTTTGTTTTTCTCTTCACTATAAAAGAGAGTTGAATCTCTTGATGACTTCAAGTCTTTTTGTAACTTTTCTGCGTATTCCACAAGTTCATCATGCGTCATAGCCTTCAATTCTTCATTTGTTTTCATGTCTATTCTTTTTAATGTTATTGATTTCGGTTTCTATCTCCTTGTCGAACAGCTCCCGTCTGTCCAGTTCCCTTGAGCGTGCCGCCAGAATGGCACTGATGTCCGCAAATTCATCACAGATGCTTTTTATTGTTTCTTGCAGCTCGTTCATTGTCCAGTCTGTTTGCGATTGAAAAACCAGTGATTATAAACCCGACAAATCCTATCCAGTACATAGCAGACAGGTCTTGATTGAAGTGCATCACCAATACGGACAATGCACATAAAGCAAATAGTATTTTCATGTGATTATTATTTGATTCGTGCCCCGATAAGCTCTCTCTGCTCTTCCCACCGGAGTTATCAGCTACTATTCTTCACTGCATGACCGTTCGGGACATTTGCCATTATTTAGCCAGGCTGCTTGCATCGACCTTGCGGCTGCTTGCTTCGACCCTTGAATCCTCGCGTCCTCTATGCTAGTAATGAGGGTATGCGCCAGTATCGCTTTCTGGAACGGACTGCTTAGGGCAGTCAATCCTTCATGTTCCCTATCTCCGCATCAAAGGGTAGGCTCTATGGCCGGATAGGGATTGCGTTATCCTGATTAATCTCCGCAATATTTCGAACCAAGGTAACCTCTGTGGTTGTCCGGATAAACGGCCGCTTCCGTTACACCAGACCAGTCGTAGCTGACCGCCTTGCAGGCTGACTTCAATCCTGACAAAGGCTGGCTTTTTGAATCCATAGCTTTCTTCATTGACACCTGGAGCTTTGCCATTTTCCATGTTGATTTCAGAACTTCACCGAAAGTCTTTCCTTTCTTCTTAGCAACATATTTATATGTTCTCCAAGCATCCTTCATTATCTGTTTCAAATCATACATTCTCATGGCGTTACCTCTTTTTAGTTATCACTTTTATTTGGCGGTTTCCCGTTTTTTCGTTTCCTTTGTTTATTGTTTATTGTTTGATGTTGCAAATATAAGCACTTTTGCTAATATTGCAAATTATCAATACGCATTTATGCTAATCATGAGTATTAATTAACATTTATGCTAATTTATATTAGCAAAACAGCTTAATATGGAGGTCTACGAACGAATAAAAGAGATCAGAAAACATTTTTTCCACGATAACAATACTGAGTTTGCTAATTTCATGGGAGAAAAAACAGCCACTACAAGTGGTTGGGTAAGTGGACGTAGAGGAATTGGACGAAGCGTTATTGACAAAATAACATCCAAACTACCTCAAGTTAACCCATCATGGCTTCTTACAGGTGAAGGGAACATGCTGAATACACCTGACCAGCCATCAGATGAAGCATCTCCAATTGACGAACCAATCATACTACGTGTACCACTCGTGAGCCAATACGCACAAGCCGGATACCTCTGCGGATATGCAGATGCAGCATACATGGCAACCCTGCCTACCATACCATATATAGTAGACCATGAAGCACAAGGACACTACGTTGCCTTTGAAGTGAAAGGAGACAGTATGAACGATGGAACAGAGGATGCTATCCTGGAAGGTGACCGCTTACTGTGCCGGGAAATCATGCCGCACCTATGGGCAGACAGCAAGCTGCACATCAGAAAATGGGACTTCGTCATTGTACATACTGAGGGAATACTGGTGAAGCGTATCATCAACCATGACGTGGAAAACCACACCATCACGATACACTCACTGAACTCAATGTACCCAGACAAGGTCATCAACCTTGCTGACGTGAAGCAGATATTCAACGTGATAGAACTACAAAGACCAAGAAGGAGATGAACTATGAAAAAGCTACTTATACTAGTACTCTTAATGAGTGCAGGAATCAACCTATATGGACAAAACAACCATTATAAGAAGGCCAATAAAGGAGAAGTAATTGAAGACGTCGTAAAGGATAAAAATTATTACCTGAACAATTACGATAAATTCAACAAACTCGCAAATAATTGGCAGTTGGGTGCTGCAGGTTGCGCAGTTGCATCGGTAGCATCTTTCATCGGATATGCTACGCTTGACGAAAAATTTCATTACGACATTGATGTAGATGGCAATATTATCAGCAAAGACATGAGAACATGCGCCAGAAATTATCTTATTGCTGGAGGTGTACTTGCCGGATGGGGAATCATTTGCCAGATAATATCTTCTGATTACAGACTACGGGCATCCAAATCACTAAAAGTTTACCTTACAGGGAGTGGCGCCGGACTTGTATTAAATTTCTAAAGAACCTAGAACTGGTTTTCCATTTACTCAGCAGAAAACCTGCATTTGGACCACATTATCCCATTTTCTAAAGGTGGTGATACAAGCGTGGAAAACCTGCAGCTATTATGTCAAAAATGCAATTTACAGAAATCAAATAAAATAGGATAATCATGCGATACGTTTTACTACTAATTTTATCTATCTGTATTTCATCATGCTCAAATGAAGATTTAGGAGATATATGTGGACATTATAAGTATGATATTCCAGATAGCTGTACAACACACGCATATATATACAAACGTTCAACCCAAGACTTCTATATTGAATTAGAACATGAAGATTATAATGCGGATAACAACAATAGGCTTTTCATAATAATGGGTAAATTTCGCAAACTGCCTTCCGATAGTATAATATCAGATGATGGGAAATATTTAGGAGACATAAAATTAAAAAGAGAAGAAGTAACCGTTTATTCTAAATTCAACAATAAAACCTACATAGGGTATAAATATGAATAATCAGATAAATAACTGCATTATAAGCTTCAAAGGAAATCATTATTGCCAGATCTCCCCGACCTGCAAAGGCTGGGGATGCCGGTTCCTGACAACACCCATCGAAGAGATACCAGTAACAGTACAAGAAAAAGCCAAGCTGTTCTCAAAGGTGTATCGGGAAGCAAAGCGGAAGGGAGTACTGGAATGCCCGCACTACCGCTCGATGTTCATTGATGAAGTGCTGGAAAATATAGGAATAAATTAAGCCGAAGGTCACTCCTCCGGCTTTTCTTTTGTATAGAAGCTCCAGTCGAACAAATCCAGAAGCCTTCTGTTAGCATCCCAGAGCGGCTGAAAATCTTTTTCTATATAAACCCTCGCAAGGGCCATTTTCGGGTCACTGTGGTTAAGCATTTCGTCCACACGGGCTATATCAATTCTAAGCTTGTTCGCACAGATGGATGCCATGGAGTGGCGGGCATAATAGAAGTTCAGATCAGGAACACCAATTGCCTGACCGACCTTTTTCAAGCCAAGATTGATTGCCTTGTTGAAGTCCTCGGCCGACACATACTTCTCCGAGAAGGAGAACACACGTCCTTTTCCATTATACCTCTCAAGAAGGGAAGTAATCTCCGGCTCCACCTTTACCTGCATGAAAGCATTATCCTTCCTCCTCCCTTTCGTTTTCTTCCGCTCGTAGGATATAACCCCATCTTCAAAGCTGACGACTTCGTACATGTCAGCAGAATTCATACCCATAAGTGTGAAAGACAACAGGAACACGTCTTTTGCCATGTTAAGCTGGTAGTAAGGACTTCCATTTCGAAAATACGGAAGGTCTATAATCTTCTGAATCTGCTCGACGGTAAGGACACGAGAAGCTGCCTGAATATTTTCCGGCATGGAATATCTGCTGAAAGGAGAAAGAGGTATCCGTATCAATCCGGCTTCATCATCATTATACTCATATTTAGCCTGGTTAAACACAGCCTTGAGCACGGTCATGTACAACTTTATGGCATTATTTGTTTTTGTCTGCCCCTTGGATGATGGTGAATGGCTCTTGTTAGCCCCTCTCATGGAAGGCTCATTTCTCAGGAACCTCTCATAGTTTTTAAGGAATGATACGGTAATCATGCTAACATCAAGGCTTCCTCCGGAAAATCTTTCCAGCGCGTTCATCGCCACCCGATAGGTATGCGCACTTCCCTCCCGACCTTTCCGCTCCATATCGTCAGCACATTTTCTTCCATATGCAATTATGTCAAGCGAGAACACTTCATCTTCCTGGATATAGCTTACCACCTGGTCGATATTCCATTTTTCGGAACTTACCCCGGCTTTGGCTAGTTTTCTCCGATAAGACAATACCAACTCGTCCATCAGGTCAATAACGGCCTGATTCTTGATTTTGATTTTCTCAACACCTTTCTCCTTCTTTCTTGAGATGTCAGAAGAAGAAACATATTGGGACGTCCGTATGTATTTTGATTTCCGGTCCTGTGTGACACGTATCTTTACATTGTACGTGCCATCCTCCCTTTTCTGGTGAGGGAGAACCACTACCTTGAATGTAGCCATATCTTGTAAAACAATCGTAAAACTTATATCCAC